ATAACTTCCCTCTGCTGGTCGCATATTTTTTGTCATGTCATCCCAATCAGAATTAGTCATATCTGCTGGTTTTCTTCCAACATACCAAATTTTTCTTGATATTTTGTAAGCTGTAGAATCAATCAAATCTTTTTTTTGTGAGGAATTCATTGTATCACTTAGATTTGTACCTTTTAATTCATTATATTCATTTAGTAAATCCTCATTAGTTTTTCCTTGTAATTTGATTTCTTGAACCCATTGTTTTATTCTTGCTATATTTGGTTTTACAGTTTTTGGTAAAATATAACTAGAATATCCTTCTGGTAATTTTTCTTCTGGAAACTGACCAGATTTATCTTTTATTGCTGTGTCTGGAGGTTCATCATAAATGTCTTCCTCTGGTCTAAACATTGCTTTTAATCTATCTACAAGGGAATCTATACTACCTTCATTTTCCATATCAATAGATTTGGTTTTATTACCAACATCAATTTTTACTTTTTTACCGATTAATTTTGCGGTAAATCCTGCTTTTTTTAATTTATTGACAGTTTTTAATTGTATTGATCTTGCAAACATTAATTTCATTATGGTATCACAAATATCTCCCTACGGTTTTCAATGCATTTCTCAATGTCCTCTTCCCATTTTCTTTTGGATTCAGATGTATTTGACATGCCACCAGTAGGAAGTTCATCCATTCTGAAACTTGTATTCAATATTTCTATTGCTGTCATTTTAACAACAGCATCTTCAATGTCATAAGGAATAATTGTATCTCCTGAAAAATCTTCACCACCATATCTGTAAGTAACCCTAACTCTGCTTTTTCTTAGTATACTGAAAATAAATCCTCTTAATGCAAGTGTACCTCTTTCATATTCCATATCGTACCAAGTTGTATTTCCTAAAATATTTTCCCATACAGCAGATGCACCTTGCCATATTTCTATCTTATCTCCTTGATCTATATCTAAATCATAAATTCTTCTATGTTTAAGAAATACAGGTGTACCCCATCCAAATTTATAAAGCAATGGTAAATCATGAACCTCTCTTGTTATTTTTGTTGATCTCCAAGCATGACCACATCTTCTGTCAAGTTCATCCTCCTTTCTTTTTATTATTTTCTCTACTTGAGCCTTGTTTGGAGTAGTAGTAGCAGTGATTGGAGCACGAAGAAAATCAGATACATCTGCAACACTACAATAGGTAGTAACCATATAAGTTATTATGACCCACTATATTTAAAGATTCTATTTGAAAACTACTGTAATCTCTGCTGAACCAGTAACATCTGCAAAAATACCGTCTTCAAAACGTCTATTTATACCAACATATGTACCTTGTGTAGCTGTGAAAATTGAAAATACTGCTGTACCACTGGCACTTGTACCATTTTTAAATATAACTTTATCTGAACCAGAACCTACTTTTGACACATAAACATTGACTATTACACCGTGATTTCCTTTGATTAATGTATCAGAATTAAATGATTTTACATCATGGTTATATTCTACCATAATCTATTCATGAACTACGAATATATAAACATTATGTTATTAAAAGAAAAAAAATTGGCTGTTTTGGACTCTAGTAGCCTATGACTAGAAACTCGAATACTTTTGAGTTAGTTGCTGAGCTAGCGTTTGCTAATTCTGTCATCGCAGAACCTGCTGAGCCACCTACTTCTAAGATTTTGATCTTCTCGTTTGCTTTGTCATACACCACTTCCCTTGAAATGTTAGAGTATGTTGGTATTACAGCAACGAGTGTAGATATTCTGCCCTCTTTGAGGTCAGCAGACACTCCGTTGGTCGCATAGTTATCAGAAGCACCAAAGGTGACTTTGATAGCATATACTCGCAACTTTGATGTTAAAGCTGCTTGCCATGAAAGAGTTTTTCTTACGTTAGCACTTGTCCAATCGGATGTACTGATTGTTAATGCCATTAATTAATGTAGAAAACGCCCATATATAAAGATTAAAAAAATGAAAAAAAGGGATTAAGAATTGACTAAAGTTTAATATCTCTAATCTTTCCTTGGGATTTGAAATGTCTACAAACAGTTTCGCCCATAGTTCTGAATACACCTTTCTCAACAAATGCATTGTTGACAAATGGGTATGCAGGGGTTCTTCTTGTTGCCTCGTAGTATTCGGTAGGAATTGCAATTTGTATACCTAATCTTGGATAACCATAACCTTCTGCATCAGATGTATCTAATGCAAATAGTCTTCCAACTTCTGAGGCATCACCAGCATCTGATGGTGCATCTTTTGTTGGAATGAATGGGATTCCATAAATTGAGTCTACATGAATTCCGACACCTGTTCCTTTGAAAGTTGATATTCCGTTTACATCGACTTGTACTAAGCTTTCACCGTATGGATTTGGAATACGGACAGAAGGCATGTATAAACCTTGTATTTCAGAATAGACTTCATGGGAACCGAGGAAGACGTTCGGATCTTTACCAGCGGCAATTCTAATCTTTCGTAAGAAAGTTCTTAGAGTGTCGTCAGTTAGAACACCATTAGTACCTATTGTTCCACTTGCAGATTCAACAGTTGAATCAAAGACAGAAGAACTGTCTCTATCTACTGTTGCGTTAGCTGCCCATGGATCGTACTCTCCAGAACCAGAACCACCAAGAGCAGTTTCTTCTGCATTGCTTGAAATGATTCTATCTAGGGATTCAAAGTCATTAGTTCCAGCAAATGCACCACTTGATACATTTCCTTCGACATCTGCTAAGAGCATTCTATTAAGGAATTCTTTGTGTTGGACAGCCATATACAGTCTCAAACTACCTAATCCACCCCAAATATCGTCTTTGGAGTGAGTTGCTAACCATTCCATAACTTCGGATGCTGAGAAAGGCAACTGAGCTGTCTTTGGTCTAACATCGAGTTCTTGAATTGTTGGCTTGATAGTTTCTGCAATAGTTCCACCTTCTGCTGTTCCACCTAATGCAGTATTACCTGAGTTGGTGTTTAGAGTTGGTTTTGCTGTAATAACACGCCATCCAGATTTATCCCAAGGGTACTTTGGCAAAATACCAAATGCATTAGCCTCAAGGTTGAGTTGAGCCCATGCGTAAGCACCGAAGATAGCGTTAAATGTACCAGCAGTTGATGTAGTTACTGGGGCATCTGCTTTTCTCAAGAGATTTCTGTTGTGTCCGTAATAGAGAGCTTCTAGTTCATCGATTGTTCGTACTTGAACCAATTTAATAAACTCCTACTTCGTCTGGTGAAGGTGTATAATACTTTCCATTCAAAATTCCTTTTGCAACATTACTTAAACCTTCATATCCACCAGCTCTTGCATCTTGTAGAATTTGTGAAGAATCAGTGTGTGATTTATCAACAGTTTCTAAAGCTGCATTTGGTCTTGGTGTTTCGGTTGTGAATGTGTGTTGGGATTTTTGTTGCATTTTCAAACCACCCTTGTCGGATGCTGGTTTCTTGTCACCAGATCTATCATCATCTAATCCTGCTTGCACAGAATTGGATTGATATGTATCTGGTACAGTAACTTTAGCACCTACATCGTCACCAGCCACTGTTCCTTTTGGGGATAGTGGTAGATCAGTTGGGGTTTCTAAGGCTTTTACTCTTGTTGCAAGTCCTGTAATTGCTTCTGTTGAAGCAAGTTGGGATTCTGCAATAGACTGTACGACCTCAGTTAGTGTATCAATGCCTGATTTAACAGTTTGTTGGAAAGATTTTTCCGTTTCAACTAGTGTATCTGCTGATTTCTCAACAGTGTCCACTTGTGTTTCAGAATTAATTTCTTCGACCATGTTGTTATAGATCTTAAAATAATGAGCTATATAAAGATTTATGCTATTTCTTCATCTGGTTTTTTTGGTATAGATTCTTCGCCTAATTTGATATTATGCTGATTTGTCTCATATCCAGACTTATCTGCTATTTCTGGTTCTACTGTATCAGGACTTTTAACTGTATCAATAGTAGCACCTACTAATGATCTTGCATTAGTATTTTGATAAGTTATAACTTTATCTGAACTTGTTTTTTCTACATTTTCATCTTCATCATCACCTGATAACATTCCTGCTCCAGTACTAGCCATATTTCCAGCACCTGATGCTAATGAACTACCAGCACTACCCATAGCTGCTCTACCAGCACTACCCATAGCTGCTCTACCAGCCACAGATCCCACAGCTCTAGCCGCAATGCCAGCACCAGCCAATATTGCACCAACTATCTTTGTTTTTTCTTCAAATTTTTCTTCCTTAACTGTTACTTGACCTGTTTGTTTTT